AGTTTATGCAGCTGTAGGGGGCGTGATAATACACGCAGGGCGACACGTTTATAAAAAGGGCTGGGGTTTTAGTTTCGGTATTCATGTGATAGTAGACAATGAGCGCTTTACAGACGGCACAGCGGGCTTATGGGCGGGTTATTGCCACCTATCGGCAGTTAGTGTCAAAGTGGGTCAGCGTGTCTCTAAGGGCGATTTAGTCGGCATTTCAGGCAATACAGGGTTTAGCACCGCTCCACACTTACATTTTCAAATTCTTAGCAGCCGTTATTGGAACGCTAAAAAGGCTAAAAACCCGCAGAAATGGCTAGACGCGTGATAGTCAAAGTAGATAGCAACAAAGACAAGCAAGGCATTTTACCAAATGACCCTACAAAGGTCAGGATTTTAGGCAATACAAGCTGGAAGCCGTCGCGTACGACTAAGCGCATGACACTTGAAACTACTATCCAAGTAGAGTTGCCTGCGTCTGGGCTTCCTAACGTTATTCGCTTTAGATTTTGCAGATACCCGAACACAGCTAACGCAGACTACACGGGGCATTTCAGCTACCCAGTACACCCAGGCATGGCAGGTAAAGAAGTCTGGGTCACGCTGGCGCACTCAATCGTAGTAAAGCGCAATATGAACATAGCGGTATATCTAGACCATGACGGGGCAAGTCCAATAGTTTTAGACGGTAGACAGTTTAAGGCTAACTAATGACACTTATACAAGCTGGGCAGTACGCAGGGGCGCTTATAGCCATTTTTACTTTACTGGGCATGTTCATTAAATGGGTAGTTGTAAAGCCTATAAAGTCCTACATAGATACCGCTACGGCTCAAATTGCCCCAAATGCCAATGGCGGACGCTCATTAAATGACTTAGTTACCAAAGTGGACGACCTAAAAACCATGCTAAACAAACACATAGACGACCACGACACGCGCAAATAAAGGCGCTTGACACTTGCAACACTATGCAACGATAATAAAGACACAGGGCAACGAAGGGTAAACATGGATAAGTACCTAACCGCTAAACAAATGGCGGACAAGCTGCAAGTTAATCGCACTACTTTGTGGCGCTGGGAAAAAAACGGAACGCTGAAGCCGCTAAAAATTGGCGGGGTCAAGCGATACAGTCAAGACCAAATAGACAAAAACAAATAACTAACAAAGGAACAGGGCATGTTTTTTAACGGATTTACTTTATTACTAATGATTATAAGCGCTATAGGTGGTTTACTACTGGGCGTACGGATACAAGAAACGCACGAATTTAGACGGCGTGACGACTGGTTAAATGGCGACACCATAGAAGACCAAATGAAGCGCGACGGCTGGCACTTATGAGCTACGACATTTCAGACTATGTAGACGTCAAGACCCGCATAGAATTGCTGTATAAGAAGTACGAAAACGCTTCTATTCAATTTGAGTTTAAAGGTGTAATGGAAGGCAACCCCGACTTTATTTGGGGTATCGCCTATGTTTACAGACACCCAGAAGACCCGCGACCAGCCACGGGAACGTGTAGCGAACTAGCTCAAGGTAAGACAGCGTTTACACGCGGTAGCGAATTGGCTAACTTAGAAACTTCGGCTATTGGGCGGGCTATCGGGGCGCTTGGTATTGGTCTAGGTAAGTCAATGGCAAGCAAGCAAGAAGTAAACAGCGCTAAAGCTAGGCAGATAGAACCAGAAATAGACCCATGGGCTAAAGCAGATGAACCTAAAGGGTTAAGCGTGCCACAATGTCAGCACGGCGACATGAGACGCAAGACAGGGCTTAAGAAAGACGGCACGCCTTACGCGGGTTATGTCTGCACAATCGGCGGCGAAGGTGAGAGCTGCAAGGCTCGTTGGGATAGGTCGAAATGATACACGCTATAAGAGACATGGAAGCACACTTACGCAATACTTGGCAGTTTGACAAATGGGGCTTTACGCAGGGCTGGGGCGACAAAGCAACACTTAGCGACATAGACGGCTTTTACGGGTTTATGGGCGAAAGAAACGACCAGTTTATCTTGGTAGAAATGAAGCATTGGGACGGGCAAGGCGACGTACCTAAAATACCTATGAAGTCAGGGCAGGCAATTATGCTATGGCGACTTAGCTTGCAGCCGAACTTTAGCGTAATGCTGGGATATGGCGATACTTCCAAACAGCAGGTTTACTATTCGGAAGTCTGGAATAACGGCAAGGTACATAAATGTAAAGACTTTAAGGAGTCTCTTACGCTTTGGTGGGCTTGGGCAAGTGCCAAACGATAACGACGTAGAGCGCTGCACCTGCGGCGCTTGGTATTACATAGGGAAGCCATGCGGCTTCTGTGAGAAATGGAGAAACAGGGCATGAACGAAGAAATGTGGAAAAGTATAAAGACCAAGGTGTATGGACATTATTTAGCAGCTAAGAGCCTGCCTGAGTATTGTAAAGAATGTGGCAACACATTAGAGCCTACAGACTTAGGTTACGACCCGTATTCAAATGTGCGGTTATGGGTTAGTTATTGCTGCGGCATTATGGATAAGTACGAAGAAAAAGTAAGCGACACGCCCTAAGCTTCCCCACATTAGGACGTGCCGCACATACTCACTAGAGTACGAAGTCTCAACAACTCACTACGCAGTATAACGTAGGCGCGACTAATAACCGCGTAAACCGCCGTTAGAAGGCGTACTAATGGTATGGATTTATTAGCCCATACAGGCAGAAATGCGAGCTTAAAAGGTGTACTTGAAACGAGCCGCCCAAGTATTAGTAGCAAAACTCTTTAAGCATATGGCGCGGCTGGACATTAGTCCCCATGACGACCCAAGCGAAACGACGGGTTAAGAAATGGTGTTAAGTAAAGCCATTCCTTGCCTGCTCAACTCTGGGTTAAATCCTTGCTAACCTACTTGAATGGATTATGTGCAAGTGCCAAAAAGCGATTTAGTCCAGTACGTTGCAAGGGTAAACGCACTAATTCAAGACCATGACAAACAAACACAGGAACTAAGCGACATAAGAGCTTTAGCAGACATAGTAAACGAAACATGGCAAAGCAGATTAGACCTACTAGCTGATTACATAATTGACCTTAATCCCAAAGAAACCAGCACTTATGAACGTGGACTAATGAAAGCTTATGAAATAATGAAGGGCGAAAAATGAGTAAGCACGGATTACGCGGCAACACCACCAAGCGGGAAAGCCTTAGAGCGCAAGCCTTTAGAATGTATGGAAAGAATTGTAATTATTGTGGCGAGATAGGCAACGAGATAGACCATGTAATAGAGCTGGCAAGCGGTGGTGAAGACTCCATAGAGAATTTACAAGTGTTATGTAAGCCTTGCCATAAGGTAAAGACAGTTAAATACAATTCAAAGCGATTAAAGGGGGCTAGGGGCGTTTTTTCTGAAGAAGCCGCACCCCGACCCCTGTCCATGCTGTTTCTCTCCCCTACGCTCGTTTCAAGCCCGCCAATGGCAAAAGAAAACCAATCATGACCGAAACAAACAGAAGTAGCCAAATCGAACCTTATGAGATTAGCCAGAATTTAGAAGTGGCAATAGAAGCTGCGGAATGGCTAACAATGACAGACGCTGGGGCTATTGCTTTAACTAGACGCCTTGCTTACGCATTGGACACAAGCTTTAACACAGGCGAATTAAAAGAAGTGCCTGCACTTGCGGCAAGGTTCACCCAAATACTGGCACAATTACATTTAACCGTGGAAACACGCACACAGGGCAATAAGGAAGAAGAAGCCAATGGACTTGGACACGTCACAGACTATTTACGGGTTCTCGAAGCCACGCCTACAAAGTCCAAAACTGGAACTACCCAGCGCGGGGCAAGTAGTAAGTAATCTTGCCCGCGAATTTGGGCAACCGCTTTTACCCTGGCAAGAGTATGTAGTGAACGACGCTTTACAAATGACGCCTGAAGGCAAATGGGCTAAATCTAACATTGGGGTTTTAGTAGCGCGCCAGAATGGGAAGACAGCGTTAATGCGGCAAGTCTTCCTAGCTCATTTATACGTCTTTGGTAGTAAACAGATTATTGCTATGGCACAGACGCGGCAGCTGGCGCTAGACACTTTTAAACAAACCGTGGACATGGCGGAAAGCCTAGACTGGACGCGAAAGCGGATAAAGAGAGTAAGCCGAACCAATGGGCAAGAAGAACTGGAAGTTTACTGCCACCATTACCCTAAGAGCTGCACCGAAAAATGCCAGCGAATAAGAAAGTACAGCATTAGGGCGGCAACGTCTGAAGGTTCACGCGGTAGCACCGCGAATTTACTTTATGTAGACGAACTTCGAGAAATTAGCGAAGAAGCATGGCAAGCAGCTGTACCACTAACCCGAACTACAGGCGGGCAGACTTGGATTACTTCAAACGCTGGCAGCGAAGCTAGTACCGTTTTAAACAGCTTACGGACTAGGGCGCTTATGAATCAGTCGCCGCGTATGGGCTGGTATGAATGGAGCGCCGCCGAAGGGTCACAGGTAAACCCGCCAGACATTCGAGCTATACAGCAAGCTAACCCAGCGCTGGGACATTTAATTGACCTTGAA